AGATCTTATCAAAGCATTAGACACAACACCACGTTCACTTTTTTCTCTCCCTTCCTTCATAGCACTTTGAGTTTCAAAGGCTGGTTCAAAGTTCTCCTCAGCTTTAACATCTTGAACAATATTCATACTTCTCATCAATACAGGAATTTCCGGGATAGATCGTGGTAACATTAATTCAGGCTCTAAAAATTGAGCTGTAACTAACAACGTACACGAATCTGCCCCTGCATCTTGAACATTGACAAGAGGATTTAAAACCAATATTTTAGCTTGAGCTATTTCAGCACTACCATATTGGTTTATACTTAATGCTCTAAATGGTGAAATAAAAGGTATATCAAATACAACTGCATCCCCACTGCTAGCAGACATAATAACATGCGGATAACCACTAGCAGCAATAACCGTACTGCTGTATGCAGGTGAAGGTTCAACAAATGCAGGAGCAACCCAAAAATTTCTAAGCGGCTCATATAACAGCATAACCTTTCCATACAAAAAACGATTAGTTGTAACGCGAACAGTTAAACGTATACCACCTCGAAAATATTTAAAATCAGCAATTTTATTTTGAATAAAAGTTTGTGAAAACAAAATATCCGGAAAATTGTACGTAGCCAAAACAGTATTTATGCCTTGAGCTGTTGTCCAAGTAACAGTGCCAATTCTATACTCACGTGTCAATGCACCATTCAAATCATAAGTTTCAAGATTAAAATCTCGATGCGGTTCTTGAAAAACTCCACTACCACCAGCACTTGCATGGATGGGAGCAATATCTTGATAAGTACCTAACCTCACTTCTTGAGAATGACCAGGTACATTAGTGGCTCTATCAGTAAATTCTTCATGACGAGAATTCTTAACCTCATGGGTAGTATTTTCAGCAAACAAAGCTTCATTAAGTTTAATGTCCTTCGACTGAACTTCAAAAAAGGATACTCGTTTATCAGGATGATATTTCGCATCATGATAATAATAATACGAATGTACCCTCTCATCAAAAAAATCCAATAAATGAGGGACTCTCTGAGATACAACTCTACGAAAACTTGACATTTGCCTCTGAAATTCATCACGCGAAAAATGTGACATTTCTTGGGCAAATGTATCAAAGCATGACAATAAAACCAAATCTTCTGGTACTTTACTTTTATACCAATAAGTTGATTCTATTACAACCTCTAACTTCAAAGGTGCTTTATAAACACTATCTTCATACACAAAACTTCTACCCAAATAACGTATATCTGATAAAGTATCCGTCCCTTCATGTATGTCCTTACTCCAATGAGTATATGAAATACAAAAACGTCGCATATAATGAGGAGCTAAAGTAGAACTAGTAATACCCGGTTTCTCTATGGTTATAACATTATCATCCCCGTAAACACACATTTCAAATTGATCATCACGTAACAACAAATCCTCAGACAAAATTATATAAGTCATAGCTATGTTTTGTAATGAATTATATATAGCAGTCATAAAATTACCACTCGGATTACTATCTTTGACCGTATAAATTTTATCACCACAAATGTGACGAGCATTAAAAATATGTTCAAACAACAAATTTCTAACCTTAGCATTTTGTTCTCCATCATCATACCATTCGTTAATGTACTCTAAAATAACTCTGCCAACATATGCTCTCACACTACCATCAAATTTTGAATAATCCCCAGCGACCACAGATCCATTAAACTTATCTAAACGTTTATATAAATACGTCCAATCTTTAGAATGCACATTAATTCCAACATTAATTGGTTTAACAGAAGCAAAACTTTGAACGTATGATATAAAGTCTAAGAAATAGCGACGTCCCAAAAACAAAAAATAAATGTCGCAGCTCGAAAATAATCGTGCTTTACCATCTAAAACTTTGTTGATGGGCAAAGTCTCATCCTTCAAAATATCAGCCCATAATACATCAATTTGACG